CTTGTGACTTCTATGCCTGATTGCTTTAGAGTCTCATACATGTCTGCTGACCCTTCGTAGTATTCTCCGTCTCGAATTAAACGTTCATATGAGATTTTGTATCTAAGCCTAAACTGTGTTCTAATAAGATCAATGCCATCCCTTCTCCACTGCTGTGATTTACCTAACGGAGTATCACCTAAATCATCTAGTGTTTCTCTAGTGTTCATTGCTGTATAGGCTTGATTCCAATGCTGTGATGGAATAACATAAACACCTGCTTCATTCATCTTGCTAGTGAATGCTTTCTTATACTTAACCTGTTGATATTTTCTACCTTGTGGTGAAAATTCTTTGTTAGTTATAAGGTCAAAAATTTCTTTATTAATAAAGACTTGTGAGCCTTCTGGTATGTTAAATTTCAGAGGTGGTGAATTCTGTACTTGTTTATGGAAATTTTTCTCTCTTTTTTCTATAGCATTTTTATCTGCAATTTCTGCCGCTTGACTGTCAAATCCAAAACTTTGTGCAAGTTTATCAAACCCTGACATCCATTGTTTTATACCTGCAAAACGATCTTTAATTATTTCTGGCATACTGCCTAACAAAAATACTTTTGGATTATTTTCTTTTTTGTTATAATATGCACCTAACATTTCCCTAATTGACTCAGATAATCTGTCACCTAATTGGCTCCCAACATCACCGTCAAAAGGATCTGAATATTCTTTCCTTGCTATTTTATCTAGGTATTCATTTAACTTCTCAAAACTATAATCAGCAAATGCTAAAAACTTATTACCGTCTCTTTCATTTGATAAGTCTGTTCCTGCATATTCAGGATCTATTTCGTCCCAATAGCCGTCGCCTAAAGGAGCATTAGTTTTTACAAGTTCTTGTGTAATCTTTCCTAATTCTTCTATTACATCGTAATACTTTGCTGGTTCTGAATTTCTAATTTCGCCTAAGTAAACAAAACGTTTTCTTAACTTCATAGTATAAGTGTTAAGATAGTTTTCTATATAAGTGTCATCATTGTATAAGTTTTTGTTGTATTCTGGAGACACTGGTTCATTGTAATTTGGAAACTTAGTGCAATATTGTAAAAGTTCTTTATAATATTGTGGAAAGAATACTTCTCCTGGTTGGGCAGGAGGATTTGAAGAATTATAGCTCGACGATACCATTCTTGAATAAAAAGTATTAAACTCTCTATTATCTATTAAATTTTGTATAGAAACTTTTGTGTTATGAATTGCATTATTATCATTGTCGTCTATGTTATCGCCAAAGTTCATTTTTAATAACAATTCTGTTATTATGTCATTATCTTCTTTGCTATAATCTGGATGAGTAACTGCGTTCCATACACTATTAACTAGTCTTTCTGCTTGTGGTAACTTTAAGAAATCAGGTGCTTTTAGTATGTCTTTTTTAAATAACGCATCAACACCTCTTTTAATAACTACAATCTTTTGATCTGCTCTATTATTTTGTGTTGGTATATTTACATCCTCTATAGAACGTAAAATCTTGCCGCTCATTTCATTTTCGTCTAGGTAAAACTCGTTTAAACTTTTTCTTATTATACCAACTGTTTTAGCATTTACAGTAGATCTATGTTTTTCTAATGCAACATCAACTGCAAGTATGCCTAATGATTTAAGGAAATAATTTTGAGCAGAAACAAGAACTTGAGGAGCACGTTCACTAGGCGATTTTTTGTTAGGCGCAATGTATCCTCTCAACGGTGCTTCTTTTATGCCTAATCTTGTCCCTGTGCCTTTTTCATAATCACTAATACTTTGTTTCCATTTTTTATCTGCATCTGGAAGAATTAATGTTTCGTACTCTTGTTTCTTTTTAAAAGCATTTACAATACTGCCTATTCCATCAAAATAGTTATCCTTGCTCAACAATGTTTTAAATACATCTACTAATGGTTCGTTGATCTCATCTAATTCAAAACGTTCTTTTGCATCGTCAATTTCTTTAGCACTTAGTTGACCAGCATTATTTACTATTCTATAGATTGCATTTGCATAATCTTTAGCAAACTTATCAGTGTAACCGGCTTCCATTATTGTTGCATATCTAATAACTGCTTTAACAACTTTAGCCATGTCGTGATGATAGTCCTCACCACCGCCTATTCTAAACTCTATAAGGTTAGTTCCTGAATCTCTGTCTTTTTCACTTTTAAAATTTATACTGGTAAACTTATCTCTACTAATGGACTTTCTCAGCACTTTTTCTATTTCGTGCATGCCTTCTTTGCCTTTGCTGATATTTTTTTGTAAGTTTGCCGCGGCTTTTTTTAAATTTTTACTTTGCTGTTTTGTATAACTGTTTCTTTCTCTACCGAAAGTGCTTAATAGATACGAATCGCCTAGCAATGATGCCATTTTTAATCTGTTTGCTTCTGCGGCACTAGGTATTCCTGCGGCTTCTCCATGCCAACTCATAGTAACGTGTAAACCGGTTGATGAATTAGTTTCTGCACCGTGTTCATCTATATGCTCAAAAAATGTACGCATTTCTTCAAGCATTTGCCTAGGTGAACTATATACAGGTGAAATAATCTCTGCACCTGTGCCACCTGATTCTATACTGCTGTCTGTTTCTACTGCCCAACCATTTGTTCTAGTCTCTCCGTAATCGCCTGTTTCTGGATAGTCAGTGGAAATAGAATTTTTGTCTACTGCCCAGTTGTGAAGAACTTCAGCAACTTCTTCTAAACTTCCGCCTTGCATTTCTGAATAGTCAATGCCATAGTCATCTAAGAATGATGACATACTATAATATGCATCACTAATCCATTCGTCTATGGAAGTATCATCCATTGCTTCATCATATGCCTCTTGGAATGCTTCACCGTCTTCATCGATATCCTGTTCTAACCAGTCTAAAAATTCGCTTCCATATTCCTCGTCTATGAACTCTCTCATCCAGTTTATAGATTCCCAACCATCTTCTTCACGGTTTTGAAATTCTGCAGGATCATTTTCTCTCATTGCTTCTTTATAATCGTCAATTGCCTCTAGGGAAGGTGCATCATTGCTTTCATCCATAAAACGTTCATATGTGTCGTCATCGTCTCTACGTTCTTCAACATATCTTTCTTTGACATCATTGTAATAATTAGGTGCTTGACTTTCTCTTACCCACTCGCTAAATGCTTCATCAATATACTCTTGATCTCTGTTTGAAATATAAAGTTCATTTTCTACTTCATACCATCCCATATCATCTACATCTGTTCCACTACCGCCATAAATACTTTCCCATGAAGTTTCTGCTTCGAAACCACATTTTATAGGTAAGTCTAATGCATGTTCTACTTGTGATTTTTGGTTAAAGTTTATTTCAAATAATTCTTGCTCGCCTAAACGTTGTCTAGCCAATCTTTTTATTTTTCTTGCAATTGAATTCTTTTTGTTTGTTTTTTGTTTTGTAACTTTTCTAAGTATGTCGTGACCTAGATCTTCGTCAATCATTACTTTTGTGTTAGGGTCATATAATTCATAATCACCTGTTGCTGTTTGTATAACAACTTTTTTTGGCTGTGGTGAAGAGCCGAGTTTGCTTACAACTTTTCCTATTTCTTTTCCATTGCTATCTTTGAATACAGAACCGTCTTCAAGATCTTTAGCCATTACAGGAACATCTTTTACTTCTGGCTCTTTGTCTTGTCCAGTTACACTAGGACTAGAAGATTGATTACCAGTAACACTACCTGTTGGCCTGCCTTGAAGAGATGCCGCCGCACTTTTCCCTTTACTAATATTACTTTGTGTAAAATCTTTTGCTTGGACGGCTGTTGATTTTGCCTTGTCGGCAAAATTGCTATAGGAAGGAGCACCTGGGGTGGACCCGTATTCTTTTAGTAAATGCTCTAAAGTTTTAACATCTCTAAATTTCATAGGCTAAAACCCTTTTCTTCTTTTGAATCTAGTTGCACTAGGATTTTTAAACCTAGTTGGCTTATTAAGTGAGGCTACCCTACGACTTACTGGATTGTACTTTTTAGATCTTCTTGCCTTACGAGCAATTTTTTTGCCAAATTTGGCTTTTGTTTTTCTAAGTGTTAGTCTCTTTTTGAAATCGATTGGTGCCCCGCATTGGCTAGGCTTAGAAACTACTCTACCTTTTCTATGACCGCTAGTACATCTTACAGCACGTTTTACTGCATTACCTACTTTACGCCATACCATCCTGGCTTCAAATATTTCTGTTGAGTCGTCGACTTCGTTAATTCTCATATTACCACTTTCTACATGACCAGTATCTGGCTTTTGTTTTAGGTCCTGGATTATCACAATTATGTCTTGCTCTAAAACTTTTCCTTGCTTTAGGATTGTTTTTGCGAATCTTCATTGCTTTACCTTTAACACTTGAGCCGCCGTGTCCAAAGTTTACTTTTTTAACATTTCCTGTTTTAGGATCTTTTACATAAACTTTAAACTTCTTAACATCGCCTTGCATAGGCTTATTAAGTTTGACTTTACGTCCTTGATATTCTGCTTCTTCTAATGTGTCGCCGTCAATCCAACCAAATTCTTCAAAGAATGCATTATCATCATCAATTGTTACTTCTTCTGGTACACAATTATTGACTCGCTTACCTTTGTTTTTGCCAGTACCTGGTTTAGTACCTTGTTTTTTGTATCCGTCCCAGCACTTCATGTCTGTTGGTTTCTTTTCGCTAATTATCTGCTCTAATTTCATAACATTGTTCCTATTAATGTTCCTACTGTGGCTAAAAGTGTTGTGACTGTAATACCTACGATAGCAACTATCCAACCTTCTAGTTTGTTAAGTGTTGACTTAGTATCTTCTTTGAACTCTCTGAGTTCTGCAGTGATACTTTCTATTCTAAGCATATCAGCAATGATATGTGCTTCAACTCCACCTTCTTGAATATACTGTTCAGGTTGTGGTGCTTCTTTAGGTTCTGCTTTTTTTCTAGCCATTTTAATCTACTCTATAATAAGTCTTGTTTAGTGAATTCCATATTCACTGTACTTTTAGTATCAATGGTACCTCCATTTAATACTATCCCATTTAATTCATCAGTGAGAGTATCTATAGTATGGACTCCCTCACGTTCAAATGCAAATTTAAAAATCCATCCTGCTCCTGTTAGTGTTGGTGCTCCATAGTTTTCTAAAACTAATGCACCCGATCCACTAAGTGCTACAGGATTATTCATTACTACTGGCATTGCCCTTAGTCCTATAACTTGCACTATACTTTCAAAATCTTTTTGTGTGTTGTCACTAAAATCACCTGTTCTGGTAATGTCAATGCTTGTAAACAATGAATAAAATTCAATATTACCAGATAAAACTTCCTGGTTATTCATTGCTCCTGCTCTTGTTAATGCCATGTGTGTCTCCGTTGCAAGACATTTATGTACTTGCTTACACTATTTATCAGTTTTTATAATATTGTTTTGGAGTCTAGAATGGTACGTCTTTGGAACGTGTAGTCTCAGGAGTGTAAACTTCTTCTTTTGGGAGGGATTTATTTTCTAAAGCACGTTGTACAAATGCTTTTCTCAGTATCTGAAAGTCCTTCATTACTTCAGACTTTGTTCTAGTGGTCTCAAAATTACCATACCACACACCAAGTACTTCTATTAGCACTTGTATTATGTCATTGTGTATGTGTAATCCTTTGTCTCTGTAATCTGTAAAGTATTCTTGTATAAGTTCATACAAAGGAAAGTAATTTTCACGCATAGTTTCTTCAACTGCAACACGGATACTGGATTTTGCAACAAAAGACAATGCCATTGGCGGGTGATCTTCTGGAAAAGATTGACTAGCAAACCCAAATGGACTGAGTATAAACAGCACATCTTTACAAATATGTTTGTGTATAAGTTCTAGTACTTCTTTATGTGACTGTAATACTTCATCATGTGACATTCTGCGTATAACATGTCTTTCAGGATCTAAATATTTTAATGGCGGAGCCGCATGTAAATCTAGCCCTGTTACTTTATCATGATATATGTCCGTAGTACCACTAAACAATACCATTTTGTTAAAGTTAAGCATTTTAAGTTTTAAAAACTCTCTATCTCTTTTGCTTATTTTAAACTGTTTTGGACTATACTCTTCCCAAATCTGTTGTTCATACATATTGCCATCTTCAAATAACCAACGTAGATTCATAGCAAGTGTTTTCATATTAAATACACCTTGCCCATACCTAAATACTCTGTTTATTGTCCACATTTTCTTTTCAAAGATACTAGCAAAGTCCTGTACTATGCAACTTCCTGCCCATAATACAGTATCGCCCTGTTCAAAAAAATCTGTGTTAAATGAATGGAACCATTCGTAATTAAAGAATTCTTTAGATTTTTCAAAACCTGGAGTAGATGTTGTAATAAGTTTTCCTGGTCTTGCATTAGCAACTTCCATAGGAATTTTAAAGTTGCCAAACATAGATTCTGTGGCACTCATCTCTAGGATGTGATCGTTTATTATAAGTGGATCGTCTAGTATGGCCATACTAGTATTTATTTTTATTACTTTTTGGCTGTAAGGGTTTTGGCTAAGGACCGACCGCGATAACTTCCTGTTGAAAGTGGATTAGAAATATAATCATCAAAGGCGGATTGTACCTTAGCGGCATTCCATTTTCCACCAGTAACATCATCTAAACCTTGATTAACGGCACTTGCAATAGAGGCACCAGCAGATGCAATTTTACCTAACGGAGTTTCATCTGGTCCTTTCATATCGTCTAAATCTTTGCTGTATCCTCGGAATCTATCTAATCTATTTCTACCAGGCTCTGTTTGAGCAACTCCACCTTCAGGTCCTTTATATGCAGTCTTTTTAGGTTTTCTCATAGGAACTGCATCTCTATCACCTAATGTTCCTTGTTTAGTTCTTATAGCAAGTTCTGAATTAGCATAATCAACTGCTTGTTGCATTGTTTTAATATGAGGCAACATTAAAGCCGCTTGTATTAAATTTAATAGTTCTGGGTTTTTGTGGTATTGTTGTCTTACCTGATTCAAGTCATCTCTATTCCATGCGTTCTGCTTGCCAAATCTATCAGTCCGAGGCGTAGGATTCACATTAGAATCTGGCGTTGACTTTTCAATTTCCGGTGCTTCTACAATCTCATATATTTTCATTTTTGTCTCTTTCTTCCACTTGCCCAGTAACCTGCTATTGCTCCTATACCTGTGCCTATCTTTTTCTGTGTAGATGGTTTTGCTTTTACAAACTTATCTACTGCATATTTACCTGCTATAGCACCTGCTACAGTACCAGCGGCTCTTTTTGCAAATGATGTTTTTTGAGCATCTGCCGCCGCCTTATTGGCTTTTCTCTCAAGATCTTGATATCCTCTTTTCTTGAGAAATGGTTCTAGTGCAGGAACTAATTCACTGCCTCTGCCTGCCCCTCCACCTATTCTCTTCATTTCAAAAAGAAGTTGTGCATATATGGCATTTCTCTGTGCAAATTTTAAACTTCTATATGTACTTATCAATCTTCGCCATCTTTTATAACGAGAATCTCTTATTTTAAGTTGGTTTTCTAATCGGTAGAAGTAAACATTAGCATAATCTTTACCTACTCTATCCTGAGAAACCATGCGTAAATACCTTATATACATGCCTTGTTCAAATTGTAAACCTTTTAAAAATTTTTTACTTTCGGAATGTTTTGCAAAAGTCATGTTTTGATTATCTGGGTGTAGTGTTGCGTATGCTAACAAATATAAATCTGATGCCGCTGTCCTAAACAATGAAAAATTGCCGTAAGCCACAGTTGATTGTGCATAGTCTTTTGCTCTTTTAACTGTTTTATCTTCTAAGTATAATATTTGTAATGCTAATGTATTTAGAAACAGCAAGTCAGCAATTTGTCTACCTGTGAAGGCACCAAAACTTCTAGAATATCTATATAGTCTTGCTTCTGCTAACTCTTGATTTATTAATTTTAAATCCATTATCTTGCTACCGCTCTATTTGCCGCACTAAATGTTGCTCTCGGCACTAACTTAATATCACCTTCAGGATGTGCTAATACATATCCTTCGCCACTGTTTGTGGTATGCCCAGGAATGTTTTGTTGTATATCACCACCTTGGTTTTCAAACTGTGATATAACTTTATCTTTTACTTGCATGATTGCAGAAACTGTTTTCCACATTGCCGCATAGGCTCTGCCATGCTTTTGTATATAATCAGATATACGTTGTTTTTTTACATCACTAACATTTGTTGTTTGTAACCAATCTATGAAGTCTACACCTAAATCTTCTAACCCTGTATCTACTTTAGAATTAATATATCTGTACATTATTTGTGGGAAATCTTTCATTCTTAAAATAGTTAATTCTGTTTCACTTAGTAGCTCATCAATTAAAGGAGCATTCTCTTGTACCATTGCTTCTAATTTATTTAGTGCAGGACTAATCTTTTGTGCTGGACTTTCGACACTTATAGGCGGTACAACTAATACATTTTCACCTGTAAATATATCATAGTCTTGTAAAGGTGTTTCGTTACCTTGTTCATCTATCATTCTATGAATAACTATACCTGCATTACTTTGCCTTATTTTCTGCCCTAGTTCTGATTGCACATCTACTGCGTATTCAACAATGTTAGGCTTAAATACAAAGTTGTTATTAACTACTTGTGGTGTTTGACTATATAATAAATCACCTTTAAAAAATCCGCTGTAGTTGTTAGGAACAATTAATTCAAACTGATTAAATAAGTCTGCCATTGTGTCTGCAAATTCTATTTGTGCAGGGTCTTCTCTTCTTGCTCCTCCACTACGTGATAAAAACATATTCCTAACTTCTTCTGCAGAAGTTGTTTTACCGTTATAGCCTTTTGCTGTCCAACCACTTTTGTCTGTAAATACAAATTGGCCGTCTGGCATTCTACCAAATATAACAGCAGGAGAACCGTCCCACTTAATTGTTACATCTTTATGTCCGTCTTTTTCTAAACTTTTGAGACTGTTTACAACTCTCATAGCACCTTTAGAGCCTTCCCAAAATATAATATCTTCCGCATGTTGTATTCTTGCGGCTTCCATTAACATTTTTATTTCTCTAAATCTCATGATAATTTTCTCATGTAACTTAATATGTCTTCTGATATTTGTAAATCTTTAGGAACACCCATGTCTTGTATTTGCTTATTGTCTACAAAACTATCTAAAATTTTCTTTGTGAGTTCTGCTGGATAATTTTTTTCTATAGCACTTTTTAAACTTTCGTAACTGTTTAAATCTTCTTTGCTGTCTAGTCCTAGTACTCTTACCATTTCTTCTGGTGTTAACCAAGGACCATCTATTATAACATTACTATTTTGTTTTGTATATCCGTCACCATTCTTTTTAGGTACAGGATTTCTTCTTACTCTAACTAATCCTTTTGTTGGAGAGAATAAGTATTGTTCTGATTCCAAACTTCTGCCATCTTCAGTTTTTTCTTCTGAATCTTTTCTATTGTACAATGCAGAAATAACTGCTAACATTATGTTTCTGTAAACACCTTTGTATTCGCTTTCACCGTCTGCAGGAGAATGATAATATGTTTTCATCCAACCCGGATTACCTGGCATAAAGTCTAATTGCACATATCCTGTTCTTGCTCTGTCAGTGGTTTTGTTTGCATCAAAATCCTTAATTTGAACTTTGGTCATTATAACACTACTTTTAGCAATATCTATAATGTCTGGGTTTGTTTTTAATTTGTCTAGTAGTTCAGGCATTGCTTCTGGTTCAACATCTATAGCAACGTCTATATCACCAGAGAATTCTTTTTTGCCTACTGAGCCTAATACGTTATTTTTAAGTTCCATGCCTAAAGACTTTTCTAAGTAGTCTAATGTAGGTTCTATTTCATCGATGTGAATTGCACCCACTCCTGACATACTGCCACTTTCGTTAAGTGTATCTAGTCTTTTATTTGTAACTTCGAGTAACCTCATACTGAAGCCTTATGTTCTTAATTTGTCAGCGGCGGCTTGTCCTGCACCGATGGCCCTTGAAACTTTAAACGAATCTTTTCCTTTGGCTTTTTTTTGTTTGTCCATCTTAGTTTTTTGAATTTCACGTTGCTGTGCGGCAATGGCTTTTGCTTTCTTTTCTTTTGTAGTAGGTGAGTCGCTTGAGGTTGATCCTGTTGCATCGGCATCAGCATCATCATCATCATCAGTCTCTTGACCTTGTTGTAGTTGAGTATTTCTAGCTCTAATTGCCTGGGTAAGCATTGCCCTTTGATCCGGTGTTAGAGTAAAAATTTGTGCGGCTATTTGATTAACTATGTCGTCATCAACTTCAGTACTATCAGGCTGACCGTCGCCATCGGCATCAACATCATCAGGTTGTCCATCTCCATCAATATCATCAATTACACCGTCACCATCTGTATCTCGATTTTTTATTTCTTTGTCCATTTCTCGAGAGACGTCTTGCATTAACTGATCTATACGTTTAGTTGGATTACCTAAATACTCTGGAATTTGTATTCCTTTAAGACCATTTAATCTATATTGTATGCGAACTACTGATTCTATACCGTCTACTAATTTTGCTTTTGGTATTAAATCCTCTGCTTTAAATTCTCTGATAATACTTTCTGCTGGGAATTTTTTAAGGTTTGTCCAACTTGGGTCCTCAACTTTTTTTAATTTGGCTACAGGAATACTAAAAGGTAGACCTTTTTCGTTTCTGAGAACTAGATGATTTGGTCTATTTGCATCCTGTCCCATAACTTCTCTTTCAACTGGTTCTGTTTGTCCGGCAGGAGTAAATGATGCCATATCACCTACTTTGAAACCTTTGTTTAATGTTATTCCTTTAAAGGCGTTTACTTTAGATCTCTCGTTGCCCTTAGTTGCCCCCCATCTTTTATATGCTGGAGTATTTATAATATATTCTTGATATTTTTTATCGTTGTAAAATTTTTCTATATCTAGTTTTGCTGATGTTTCGTATGCACCGCCGTCTAGAGAACTATCAGGATCTGGCTTTGTATCGCCTGGAGTTTCAGGCTCTTGATCAGGCGTATCAACAACTGCAAATGCAGTTTTAAAACCTTGCTTAATTGCTTTATCTTGAATACCTGCTGATGCTAAAAACTGTGCAAGGTCAATAAATGACGGAACCTGTTTGCCACTTGCTTTGTTTTTAGCAATAAAGGCACTTTGTAGTTGATCAATTACTTCTAGTACAAGGGCTTCTTCCTTAGCAGATTTGTTTCCTAATTTTGAACCTACTTTACTACCAAACTTTCTTAAAGTCAGGCCAATACTTTTTGATAGGTCTTCGTGAAACTGTTTATCAGTCTTTGTTGCTATTTCCGAGATTTTCATTTTGTTTCCCTTGAGATTCCTTTATGACTTTTCTTATACCACGGGAAAACTTTTTTGTATCCTTACTGCGGATACTGTTAATCAATCTATTTGTGAGATCCTTTGCAATCTTTTCGTCATAATTGCTTTCAAGTTGCTCAATTAAATTAATTGCACTATTGATAACATGCTCACCACGATTTTCAACAACATAGTCTTTGCTTCTATCTACTGAAATAGAGTTTAATTCTTCTAATATACTTCGTGATTTACGCATTATTTTCCTTTTGTGATAATACTATGAAGTATTTATCACTTTTTACTCTTAAGGAAGTCTCTAAGTTGCAAGCCTGATTCCACAACTTCCTGTGCGGAAGGCTCTTCTGTTTTAATTGAACTAGATCTTTTGAGCTGATCTACTAAACTGTTAGTGGTCATAGTGAGTGTTTCTTCGTCTCCTTCATCTAAGTCCTCAATACGCAATGTATCTGGATTAAATTTTAAGTCTACTTTACTACCTACACCACTACTAGAACGTGTTTTCATAAACTGTATCTGATATCTACCACGTTCTCTCATAGCATTACTTGTGAATATACCCACAACATTATCTGCTGTTTGTATTTTACTAATACCACCTGCAATATGATGATGATCAAATTCTATTTCTTCTACAGCACTTCTGTTCAACTGCGATGCTGTAACCATTAGCAACTCTCGTTCTTGTGCTAAGTTACGCAACTCCTCAGATACAAATTTATCTTTAATAAATGTGTTTTCTGCACTGATCTTTCCGCTTATAGGCATCATTAAGTCTAAGTAGTCAACTAATAAACAGTCTACTTTAACACCTGATTGTATCTCATACTCTCGCAAAAATGCTCTAAGATCGTTAGTAGTAATACCACTATTCATATACTTAACTCTAAACTTACCTGCTTTTTTGCCTTTCATACGCACTTTTAGATCTACGTCGTCAATATTTTTCATAATATCTTTAGCGGCATATTCACTAACCATGCCATCTAAACGCATACTAATTAACTGTTCACTAAGTTCTAAACTAACATATACAACATTAAGTCCTGCTAAACTCCAGTTTACACCAAAGTTTTGTAAGAACAAACTCTTACCAGCACCTG